ACATGGTCAATCACTACAATGGGAGGATTAAATGGCACAACTTAGGCATAGAGATGAGGACGTAAAACTCTGGTACAATTTTGATGGAAAAGGAATTGATGCCGGATTCATCAATAACAGGAAAATCTTAAAAATATTGGTAAAACTTGTTTTTTTGGTGAGCAATGGTAATTTACCCACAAATCTAACAGAGGAACAATCTAAACAATGGATCAAGGATAATATCTAGGGTCCTGATGATTAAATAAATGGCAACAGTAAATCCAAATTCACCAATACATCCAACTCTTGACGAAAGAATATCAGTCAAGGTAGAGGGGCAACTTCCTGCTTTTGTAAAACAGGATCATCCTACCTTCGTTGCTTTTCTCGAAGCATATTATGAGTACATGGAGCAACTTGGAAAACCTTATGAGATTGTAGGTAATCTTTCCAACTACAATAATCTGGATAAAACAACTGATGATTTTCTAAAATACTTTAAGAAACAATTTGGAGAAGATATTCCAGAAGCAATTTTTGCTAATGCTAATAAACCATTTGTTCTGAAACATCTCAGAGATTTTTATCGTTCTAAGGGTAGTCAAAAATCATTTCAATTTCTTTTTAGATTATTATATAAAGAAGAAATTGATTTTTATTTTCCTGGTAAAGATATGCTTCGTGTATCAGATGGAAAATATGTAAAAGATAAAATAATAAGAGTAGTTGATACAAGTGGTTCAGATGCAGTATTTGATTTATCTGGTAAAGAAATTACAGGGTCAACATCAGGTGCGACAGCTCTTGTTGAAACTATTTTAAAAGAGAATATAGGTGCCTTAGTAGTATCTACTATATTTTTATCTAATGTAGTTGGTACATTTCAGACAAATGAAACAATAACTGATGGAACATTGACTTTTACTTTGGGTGGAATGGTTACTGATTATACTATTACAAATGCTGGTTGTGGATATTCTATTGATAATGTTGTTCCTGTAACAGGTGGTGGAGCAAGTTCTAGTGGAACATTCATTAAAATAGAATCATTAACAACTGGATTTATTAAGTCTGTAACAATTGTAAGTGGTGGTAGTGGATATGTAGTAGGTGATAAATTGACAATTGATAATACTAATAGTTTCGATGTTGATGGGAGGACCGTTAGTTTACTTGTAAAAACAATAGATGGTTCTGGTGCAATTACAAGTGTTGAAATAGAAAATACCGGAAGAGGTTATTCTTCTTTGCCACTTGTTAGTGGTGGTGGAAGTGGAACAGGATTATCTATTACATTGTCAGGAACTAATGTTGGTGGTGTTAAAACATTAAAAATAATTAATAACGGTTTTGGTTTTGAATCAAATCCAACATTAAATTTTTCTGCATTGGGTGACGGCGAAGCAACTGGTACTGGTATAGTTGGTAGTTATGAAAATGAATTTAACAAAAATTTTATTGGTAATGATGGATTTTTATCAGATGCTAAGTATCTTCAAGATAGTTTTTATTACCAATTATTTTCTTATGTATTAACATCAGGTGAGTCAATTACTAAGTGGAGAGATATTGTAAAAAGAACGACTCATCCTGCAGGTCTTGCGTTGTTTGGAAATTTACAATTAATTACTAGTATTAGTACAACATTTACTATTACTGGTACACCAGCCAGAAGAGAATATAAAATTATATTTCATGATGGAACTATTGTACCACCGGTTGTAGCAAACATGAAAGTTGATTCTTGTGAAGGTGATATAGTATTTGTATTTTTATTATCTGAAGATTATTTAGTGATAACAGAATCAGATTCATTAGTACCAAATCCAAATGAAGATTTTGGTTTATTGACAGACGCAGTAACTGAAACTGATGATTATGGATTAACAACTCAAAGTACATTTTTTATTGCTCCAACAACTTGTCAAATTTATGAACAAGATTTAGGTATACAAGAATTAGGGACTCTGGGTGGATATGAAGATTATTTATTCGTTAATATACCTGTAACACGGATGGATGAATATGGTTCATCATTAACAGAGACAGTATCCGAGACTATTGATTTTGGCGAACTTGGTCAAACAACTCCTACGACAACACAATTGAGGCTTGGCCCAATTAGGAAATATATTGAAAGACATAAATTTATGAAGCAGGGTGGTTTTTCTCAGAAAATAAATACAGTAAATGGGATTGATAAAATTTATGTTATTAATGGTGGTTCAAGTTATTCTTCTGTACCTACAGTTGCTTTTTCTGGTGGTGGTGGTTCTGGTGCAGCTGGAACTGCTGTTCTCACAAGTCAGGTTGTAACTTCTATTACTATTACTAATATAGGTTCTGGTTATACTACAGTACCAACTATAGCTATATCAGGTGGTGGTGGTTCTGGTGCAACAGCTGGTGCGTTGCTTCTAAGAACTTCTGGAACTAAAATTGAAAATTTTAAAGATGATACGACAATTGATTATATTTACTTTGGAGGATTGAAAACCATTAAATTCACTAACGCAACAATTTCACAGTATATAAGTGGTAATGAAAGTACAGCTTTACCACCATATTAATAAAAAGTCTTATAAATAACAATGTATAATAAAACAATAATGAGGAAATAATATGTCAGCTATTATTAACAATACGTTTCGCAAATTTAATGCGGATAATTTTATAACAGCAGTCGGAACAGAAAAAGTTTATTTGATGATAGGTAAAAATACTGCCTGGTCTGGTGCCAGTCTGGGAGAATATACTGAAGCTACTCCTAGTGATAGTGCTATTCCTGTTCCTATTGATACTGCTGTATCACCATATCTTCATCATAATGATATGATTGCCGCAAAACTTATCACTTCAACAAGTGTTTCGCACATTTTAAAAAGAGTAAATTGGACTACCGGTACCGTCTATATTGAATATGACCATCTACAAGATGATATTATAGATCAAGATTTCTTTGTATTTACTGATCCCGCATATAGAGTATATAAATGTATTAGTAATTATGGTGGTGCCCAATCTACTGTAGAACCTACTGGTGTTTCAACATCTATTATTGAAACATCTGATAATTACAGATGGAAATTTATGTTTGAAGTAGCGCAAGCAGATGTATTAAAGTTTGTTACAACTGATTGGATTCCAGTTAAATCACCAGCAACAGGAGGAACAGATCAAGCAAATGTTGAAACAGCTGCTATAGCTGGTGCATTAGAACATATAGATGTTACTGCTGGTGGTGGTAGTTATCGTTCAAATGTAGGAACAGCAACAGCAGGAACAGCAAACACAATAACATTAGATTCTGGTGCAAGTGCTGTTGATGATTATTATAATAATATGAGTGTTTTTATTACTTCTGGAACAGGTAGTGGTCAACTAAGAACTATTAGTGATTATGTTGGATCAACAAAAGTAGCAACTGTTTCCGTAAACTGGACAACGAATCCGTCTTCGTCAAGTGTCAATGAAGTAATGCCAGCAGTAACAATTGCTGCGGTCTCTGGAGAAGGTACTGGTGCTACTGCAAGAGTATCAAGTGTTGTTGGTGGTGTTATTAAAAAAGTTGCTATGGTAACTGTAGGTGGTTCTAATACTGCTGGTTCGGTTGGGTTAGCCACACGATATCGTTCTGGAACTGCAACTATTTCAAGTGGTGGTGGTTCAGCAGCAACATTAAGTGTAAGAGTAGGACCGCCCGGTGGTCATGGTGACAATGCTGTATCTGAATTAGGTGGTGCTTTTGTAATGTTGAATTCCAGATTGATAGGAAATGATGGAAGTGATTTTCCGGTAGGAGATGATTTTAGAAAAGTACATCTTCTTGTTAATCCACTTTTGACGGCGGATAGTGCAGTTGCGACAGCAACAACATATGATGCAACAGAAATAGAAGATGATAGTGGACAAATAATTTATACTGAATTTCGTGCGCCAATCAATAGAGCTTCAGATTCTACAGAAGATATAAAATTAGTTATGGAATTCTAAGAATACTATTATAAAAAAAATAAAAAAAATGGAAAAAAATGTCTAACAAAATTACATTAAATTTAAATCAGAGTCCTTATTATGATGATTTTGATGAAAATAAAAACTTTCATCAAATTCTATATAAGCCAGCGTTGCCAGTTCAAGCTCGAGAACTTACACAAGAACAAAGTATTCTAAGAAATCAAATTAAGAATTTTGGCGACCATGTTTTTCGGAATGGTTCAAAAGTTACTGGTGCCGATTTTGTTTTAAATTTAGATTATGAGTATGTTAAATTACAACAACAATTTAATAGTGTTAATATTGATGTAACATTATTTGCTGGAAAAACAGTTATTGGTAGTCAGTCTGGTACTAAAGCTATTGTTTTGAATACAGTTGCCATTGATGCTACTCTAAGTGAACCTGATACTATATTTGTAAAATATATAACAGGTGGTTCAGTTACTCAAGCCGTTCAAGCTATTAATATTACTGCTGGTGGAACTGGTTATACTACAGTACCAACTGTCACTATTACAAGTGGTGGTGGAACAGGTGCTACAGCAACGGCTGTAATTTCTAGTGGTTCTGTTATTGGTGTTGATATTGTTACTAAAGGAACTAATTATACTACAACACCAACCGTAACAATTACAGGTGGTGGTGGAACTGGTGCTTCTGGAGGTGCAACACTTTTAACTGCTGCAACTTTTTTAGGTGGTGAAAGAGTTAGTGCTACAGACGGAAGTGTATCTGCAAATGCAAATGCAACTTCTCCGACAGGAAAGGGCAGTTCCGTTTCTGTAGAAGAGGGTGTTTTTTATATTAATGGAAATTTTATTAAGATAGCAAAACAAACTTTAATACTGGATAAATTTTCTAATACACCTTCATATAAGACAGGTATTTCAGTTGCAGAAACGGTTGTTGATTCTGGTGAAGATTCTACTTTACTTGATAATGCACAAGGTTCTGTTAACTTTGCGGCACCCGGTTCTGATAGATTAAAACTTGTATTAACATTATCAAAGAAAACTTTAACTTCCACAGACGATTTAGATTTTTATGAAATACTTCGAGTTAATGCTGGTATCAAAGAAAAAGATATTAAAATACCAATTTATTCTGTATTAGAAGAAACTTTTGCAAGAAGGACTTTTGATGAATCTGGTAGTTATACAGTTAGAGCTTTTAATATTCAATTAAAAGATCATCCCTCAGATGCAACAAAATTTATTGTTAGACTTGACCCAGGTAAAGCATTTATTGAAGGGTTTGAATTTGAAACAATTGTATCAACTGATATTACATTAGATAGAGCAAGAGATTTTGTAGGTGTAAATAATTTTGATAGATTAATGCAATATGGAAACTTTATTGTTACAAAAGATTATAATGGATTATTTAATATTACTTCTCATGATGTAGTTGATTTACATAATGCGGTTCATGCAAGTGTTAGTTTATTAAGTCCTACCAATTATTCTGCTACTAAAATTGGTACAGCAAAAGTAAGAAATATTGATTATGTTTCTGGAACAGGTGCAACTCAACTTATTAATATGTATTTGTATGATGTTGTTATGACAAGTTCAGCGTTTAGTGCAGTAGAAGGTATTACTATTCCTAATGCAACATATTTAACAGCATCTACTGTAGCTTCTGTTACTATTACTGCTGGTGGTTCAAGTTATTCTGGTGTACCTACTGTTGCTTTTTCTGGTGGTGGTGGTACGGGTGCCGCAGGAACAGCAGTTGTTGCAAGTAATGCTGTAGCTTCTGTTACTATTACTGCTGCAGGAACTGGTTATACTTCGGTACCTACTATTGCTTTTTCTGGTGGTGGTGGTACTGGTGCTGCAGGAACTGTTGTATTAAATCCAGTAGGAATAACTGCAAAAAGTAATATTGATGATACGGGTAAAGTAGGTGGAGCAGCTGGTGGAGATGCTAAGTTATTTGAAACATCTGATAATAGTTTAGTTTTTAAACTTCCACAAGATACCTTAAAAACTATTCGTGATAGTGCTGGTGAGATTGATACAAGTTATCAAGTAAAGAGAGTTTTTGAGAATGTTTCTTTTACATCTGGAGTTGCAACAATTGCGACTGCCGGTTCGACAGAAACATTTACAGGTACAGGTGCATTGAGTGATACTAATAAAAGAGAATTTTATACAACAACTGTTTTAACTGCTGGTAATTCAGGATTAGCTGTTGGAGTACAAGTTGCATTTGATACTAGTGGTCAAACTGTAACAGTCAACGGTCCTGCAAATACAACGATTACTTTTAATGATAATTCTGGTTCTAATAATTTTACAGCAGATATTATTGCAACAATTAATATTGATAGTAAACAAGAAAAAACTAAAACACTTGTAAAGAGTAATGTCTTAAATGTAACAGGACCTAATACAACTGCTCTTGCTTATGATTTAATAGCTAAATCAGATGTGTATAAAATACACGCAGTATATGATTCTGGTGCTGGTGGTACTAATGCAACATTACCGACACTTACTGTTGCAAGTGTTGCTGGTGAATTGACACCCGGGGAAACAATTACAGGTGGAACTTCAGGTGCTACTGGTACTGTTATTATTGGTGCTGGTAGTACAACTACTGTTACTTATGTTGTTGTGTCTGGAACTTTTGTTGCAGAAACAATTACAGGTGGAACAAGTAGTTTTACAAAAACTGTTTCATCGGTTGCAGCTGGTAGTACAGACATTACTAGTAGATATGAATTAGATACTGGTCAACGAGATAATTTTTATGACCACGGAAAAATAAAATTAAAATCAGGTCAAACAGGACCAACAGGAAGAATAGCTATTGTATATGATTATTTTACTCATACAAGTGTTGGATATTTTTCAGTTGATTCTTATACAGCAGCTGTTGGTTTTGATAATGTTCCAACTTATGTAAGTCCTGTAACTGGTGAGAAAGTTGAATTAAGAGATTGTGTTGATTTTAGACCGAGAAGGATAGATGGTGGAACCACTATTCAAAATATAGAGTTACCTGTTCCAAATACAAACTGGTCTGCTGATTATAGTTATTATCTACCAAGAACTGATACTGTATTTTTAAGTAGAGAAAGAAAGTTTGGAAATAATAAAGGTATTCCTTCGTTGAATTTAATTTCACCTACAAGACTTAATGGTACGATGGATTTATTTACGATTTATATTCCTGCTTTTACTTTTAACTCTTCTGATCCTACAACTCAGTATATTGAAAATAAAAGATATACAATGAGAGATATTGGAAAAATTGAAAAACGATTAAGTAACGTAGAATATTATACTTCACTTTCTTTACTTGAAAAAGAAGCTGATGCTTTAACTATTAAAGATACTGCTGGTTTAGATAGATTTAAAAATGGAATTGTAGTTGATAATTTCAATGGTCATAGTGTTGGTAATGTTTTAAGTCCAGATTATAAATGTGCTATTGACTTTGATGAAAAGATTTTAAGACCTAGTTTTAATTCTAATATAACTGATTTAATATATAATTCATCATTTTCTGGTAATGTACAAAAAACAGGTGATTGTGTTACTCTCCCGTATACAACGACTACATTCATAGATCAATCAGTTGCAAGTAAAGCAATTAATATTAATCCTTTTGCAGTATTGGCTTGGATAGGTATTGTAGATTTAACACCACCCAATGATAACTGGATTGACACAAGCACAAGACCAGAAGTTGTAGTGAATATTCAAGGTGAAAACGATGGTTGG